CACGTAATAGCAGATTGCACAAAATTTTCTTCCCCAACGCACCAATCTTTGTGCAAAATGTCAATAGACACAAAAATATAGTGCCCACGCCCCTGGGTAGGGGAGTGGGCACAAGATACGATAATTATGCGTTGGTTGTTGCCATTTTCTGCAAGTTGGCTTCACTGTTGCTCAACTCTAGGCCCGCTACGGTATTAGCTCCAAAGAGGTTTCGGGAGCCCGACGAATCGAACGAAAGACCGGCAGTGTAGAAACAGGCCTCTACAGGAAGAATCGTATTAAAAAAGATTCTGTTGTCGGTGCAGCCATTGACGGCAGATATGGCTGCGGCCTCGGTGTATTTAGTAGTGCGCTTAATTATGTTTTTTGAGATTTGACATCCTCTGGACTGTGTTAGTACTATGCAATTGTCCACATTGATGAATTGGCAGTTATCAACAACGCCCCCTTGTGTATTAGTCAGTTTAACGCCTCTACATGATTGTGTGCCAATAAATTGGCAGTTGCTCACCACACCGGAAGAATTCAGAAATTCTACCATTATATCTTTTGCATTAAAATAGCACCTTTCAACTGTGACCAAACTGTTAGGGGAATTAACCACATAAACACACCTATTACACTGGTCTGCAATATAATCATTAATCCAGATATTCCACACCGGATCTCCGGAAGGGGCCGGATAGATTTGTATTGCCGTACTGGCATTCACACACTCGCAACTATCAATATACACATCTCTAATATCGCTCGAGTTGTACAAATTAAATTGTTGGCTGTCGCCCGTTGTATTGCCAAGACTGCTAATGCAGTTATAGAATCTAATAGAAGCGTTGCCGCTAATTCCAGAGGCTCCGCCGCTTGATTCGTCCAGAAGATACGACGAATAGGGGTTAGACGATTTATAAAAAGCGTCATGAATAATATTAGAGGTGTATATATTAATTGTGTTCGCATATTGCGCTATTCTACGACCGCCAATACACTGGAAATTATCAATAGTTACACGCTCTGCATACTGCACATTGAAAAACTGCTGCACATTTTCAGCGGTTGCCACAAAAGTGGCGTTACGAATAGAGAGGCGTTCCACATGAGCGGTTGGGCTATCGCCCGTAATATTGATACAGCCATTAGGGCCAAAGCTCACAACATTATTACAGAAGTCATAAGATGTGTGGTTGTTAACTCTTACAGGTGCATCAATTTTATAAATTGTATCGGCTGTAAGGGTGTTGTTTGCAGCTCCCCAAGTACCATGTGACAGAAATTTAATAGTACCTGTAAAAGGTTGAATAGAACCGCCATGGAAGACATCGGCGATACCGGTGTCGATAAACCAGTCCGCAATTGTCTCGCCTGCTTTGATTAAGAATGCTCCGCTATTTTTCCGCCTGAAATGAAGGGTGCAGGGGGCTACGGGTTCTTTGATAGTCAGCGTAACACCCGATGCTACAACGATTGCACCGCTTGTCATGAGCGGAGACCCGATGTCAATTGCTCCGGTTATGATATATTCGCCGTTAGGAATGAACAAATCGCGGCCGGACGCAATGGCAGACGAGAATGCGTTAGTATCGTCGGCAGTTCCGTCACCTTTAGCGCCGTAGCTCTTAACGTTTGCGTAGTCAAGAACATTTTTTACATCCTGCTTCAACTGATTGATGCTATTTTGCAGGTTGCTGTCCGCATTCTTCCGGTCCTGTTTCTCGTTGTTGATGGCTGTCTGGAGGTCGTTGTCTGCGTTCTCCCGGGCCGTTTTCTCCGCGTCAATAGCCGTCTGGAGTTGCGTGTCGGCGTTCTCCCGGGCCGTTTTCTCCGCGTCAATAGCCGTCTGGAGTTGCGTGTCGGCGTTCTCCCGGGCCGTTTTCTCCGCGTCAATAGCCGTCTGGAGTTGCGTGTCGGCCTCCTGCCGGGCCGTTTGCTCTGCGTTCAATCGCTCATTAAACGTAGTAAGCAGGTAGTGCAGCACTTCATTTGTGGAGCTGCTCACGCAGTTAGAGCCGGGCACATAGGCGTCACCGGCGATCATTGCTCTAGTGACACGCACCAGCGCCCCATTGACCCAGACAAGATCGTTGACAGCTCTATTCGCTGTGGCGGTGGGGCTGTGCCCCTCATCGTAGGGGGTGATGGCTTTTTTCACATCGGCCCAAAGTTCATCGAAATTACCGATTTTTGTCCAAAACTCGGTACGGTCCAGAGACACACCGGAGGGGACAGGCCGCACGGACAGGTATGCGTTGCCGTTGCTGTCCACGACAACGGTGTTAGATTCATACTGGCTCGTAATGTTCCACTGGATGGGGTTAGCATACTTAATTGTGGCCAAGCTGACGAAGTCTGTCAGTTTGGTATTAAACTCATTTAGCACCTCTATAATCCAATCCAGATTGAGGTCATGGAAATTGGTGTAGGGTGCTCTGTGAATAGGATTAATATTCATAATTTCGACTCCTTAGTAAACCAGCAAACAAAAGTTTGCCCGGATGTCCGTAACGATTTTATGAACGGCATTTTCCATTGCGAGGGTCAGCTCTTTGGCAATGAGGTCTTGCGGGTCCCGCCCTGCCCGGCCCTTCTCGGTTATGGTGTCTTCATAGGCGTTTTGTGACTTTGTGGCGCTGTTATCGGCAGCGGTTTGATTGGCGGTGGTCGTGTCCGTGCCGCTGCTGGTAATGGTGTTCCCCGTACCGAGGGCCGTTGTGCTCCTCTCCGCGGTTTGCAAGGTCCCACTGTCGAACCCCGTAACATCCCGCGTAGTGCTGTCACTGCCTGTATTATGGCCGGTAGTGGTTAAGTTGGGTGTTCGTGTAGTTGTGCCGGTTGTGCTATTTGTGCGGTTATTAGTGCCGGAGCTAGTCTCGGTATGGTCGGCGGCTTTGGTTCGGTCATCCGTTGCCAATACATCATAGTCAAGACCTAGGGCCGTTGCGTACCGCGACCAGCTCGGAATCATGGTTTCAGAATAGACTCCAAGCGCCCGGCGCATTGTGGGGCCATCCGCATATAATACCTCCAATTCCAGCGTATCAAAAAGCAAATTATTGCATACAGTTTCTTTAGATACACTGTCGGGGACTTTCAAGTCCTCAAACAGTTCCGGGTATCCTGCCAACAACCCGTTAAAGCTCAAGGTTGAGTGCATCGTTGTTCACCTCCTGCGTATTAGTATCGGGCGGGAACCTCCAATCGACCCACAAATTAGACTTGTCAATTCCAAACAGTTTGTGAACCCGTTCGCAGCCACGCTGCAAGCTGTCCAACCAGAGCGACGCTTTGGCAGCTGTCTCGACGTTGTTAGAGTTGACTTCGTCGGTCAACATCCGCTCTTTCTTGCTGGTATTAGTGTTCGGAATGCCCACTTCCGTGTCAAACAGCGCTTTAATGGTTTTAAGAGCGGTTAGCAGTTCGTTGGTGATGAAGTTCCCTTTGAGGTCTGTTGCAAAATACATCCACGGGGCTTGCCCGGATGCCCCATTCTTGGGCGCTTTGAGCAAAGAAGAATCAACAAAAACAGCCGGGTCGCCTTGCATGATGGAATCAAACATCTTTTTGAAAGATTCCGCACCAGCTTTGTTGCCTGCCGCAAACACGTAGGCAAGGCGGCTATTGATTAAATTGCTCTGGATGGTCTGGGCGGCAAGGGCCATCATGTCCCCATAATAGGCCACAATATCCACCATACCACGGTAATCGGGCTGCAAATTGATGATCTCACATTGTTTCCCGATCTGCAAATAGGGGGACCCTTTAATAAATGGGTTGGCAATGATGGAGTGCGTGGGATTGTAGAAGATGTTAATGCCGGTTAGTCCCATTCGGTCATAAACTAGGCCATAACGGTCAGTGTTGAACACCGTGACGCCACCGGAACCGAAAACAAGATACTGCAAGCGGTTACAGGGCCATGTTTCGGGCAAGGTCCACCGGACCATAGACACGGCCTCAAGGAACAGATATTTTCGGAAATAATAGGACAGGCTGTTACCCTTTGTGTGCATCACGGAGGGAGTCACCGGTGACACATGTGTGTTAATTTGTTCGTAACTATAGGGAGCACTCACAACAGACGACCTCCCTTCGCCATCTTAAACAGCAGCCATACCGGCAATTTGCCAGTAGGCCACGGCCCAGGGCCAGGGCCTGGCCCTGGGCCTGGCCCTGGGCCTGGCCCTGGGTCAGGGCCGGGGCCTGGGCCCGAGTCCCATTCAACGTCCCATGTGCCGACCTGATTCGGGATTCTGATAATGCTGGACGGGTCCCTCAGGTTTCCAGCGGCATCGGCGTACTCCCAATGCGTGTGAATGCCTGTTACGTAACCGGTCTGGCCCTGTGTGCCGATAAATTGCCCCTTAGAGATTGTGTCGCCCACGTTCCAAATTTGCGAGGCAAAGTGTGCGGCCCGCCATGTTGTGCCGTCGGCCATCCGTACCTTGATCATGTTTCCCCACGACTGATCGCCCGAGGTGCTGCCGTTCCAATGCTGGGCCGCGACCACCACGCCCGCTTCGGGCGCATAGGCTTTATGGTTGCCGTGCACCGTGTCAATGCCCCGGTGGGGGCTGCCGTCAGAGTAAGCCGGGTAGCCCGCGGTGACTCTGATCGGTGACACGTCAGTAATGCACTGTTTGTATACTGCCATTGTTTGCGCCTCCTACTCTAAAAAGAATCCATTTTTCATATAACTTTTAACGCTGTCAATCTCGGCGGCTGTTGCGGGCAGCGCAATATCTGGGTCGTCTACCATAATGAAACCCGGTATACTGAACAGTTGCACCTTTTGACACAGGGGCCGCCCGTGGTGCTCGTTGTTGTCGTCCGCAAGATCGTAAAAGGCCCCTGTCAAATACGGCGTAATACCATATTTTGCGACGCTGGCCCCTCCGCCTTTTGATTGACTTGCAACGGTCATTTGCTGGGCACCGGAGGCAATACCGTTGGTAATATCGCCACCGCCGAAAAAGGATCCAATACCTCCGGCAATAGCACCGACGGCGGTTTGAATTAGTCCGCCAAAACTTGCCAATTCATCTATATTAGTTGCAATCTGCGCCAGCTGCACAGGTACCGAAACGTTGCCCGACGTGGAGAAGAAAATAGTGTTAAAATCTTTATTAAATGACAAGTCCAGTATTGCGTCACCCGTGCGGTAATCAACAGTTAATCTGCAATACAAGGTACTTTGCAGCACGAACAAGTTGGCATTTAATTTAATCTCCCCAAATGGAGGACAATATAACGTGTACTCGGAATAAGGTGCTCCGTCTGTATAAACGCCCCTCGTAATGTGCTGCGGATGATGAGGGGTGGAGATATTGAACGTGAATACCTGCTTATCATTGTTGTTTTGTATTACATAAGCGTTCCCGATATTCTTCATTTTCCACCACCCAACAGGAACCTCGTTAATGGGAGTTCCGATGGCCGTGTTTCCGCAAGGTATCCAGAACGCTTTTGAAATATACTGAATAGGATTGAAAAGTGCTTTAGTTAAGTTACTGCTGATCTCGTCAGCGCTGATATTCAAGTAATCAGTATTCTGCAAAAGAGCAGCCATTAACTTTTGAAATGCGGTCCCGCTCATTGCAAGATAAATTGCACCGCCGAACGATACATAGCCGGGGGCATTGACGACCACAACAAAAAATCCTTGACTGCCGCTTTCCGGGTCATCCGTGAAGGGCGTATAATTTGCATAGAGGGTTTTCGTGGTAATCGTTGCTTTTGTAGGGTACAAATTATCTACGATTTTAGGGTCGTACTTGGCCGAGGACCTCACCACATATTCAGTAGAGTATCCGATCTGGTCGCGGTAGCTTGCGAGAGTGTCAACAGTCAGTGACGCATTCCAGAGCCTGTCAGAATATGTCCAGTTCTTCACCCAGTAATACCGGCTAAAGGTGGGCATATAACAATAATTGTACCTGGTGGGGTCACCCTCTGTTGCAATCTTAATTTCCGGGTTAATGATGTTACAGGGGGCTTTAAGGTCAATAACCTTTTTAAGACCGTCACTGGGCCGTTTTGTGCTGTTTGTGCGCTTCGCGAACTGATAAAATGTAGCTTGCATTTTGTGCCTCCTACAAAATAACCGGAGGGCATAGGCCCTCCGGTGCAGGTCAAGACTTCGAGGGGTCCGCGTCCTTGTGCGTGGTGGTTTTAAGGATGGAGGCTCTAGCTGCTCTGCCCGCGTCGGGCGCGGTGACGTCGCCGGAGGTCATCAGGAACAGAACGGCGTTCTCGGTGAAATCGTCGTACCACGACCATCCGTAGTGATACCAGAAGTTTGTATAAAGGCCGCGGGCGTTCATGGGGGTCGGGACCACGCGGGACAGCTTCGGAGTGTAACCGATTGCATCCCAGTCCAGCAGACACCCGAACACATTGGACAGCTGCACCGCAGCATTATTGGTTGCCACACCGGCGGTGCTGGTTACGACAGGCGTTGCGGAGATGGTCTCACGCTCGTCGATGTTCTGCCAGAACGTGACCTGCTCGGCGTCGCGGTATTTCAGCATGTTATCATGGAAAACCTCGGGAATCACGCGGGCATCGATCTGGCTCTGCGTGCCGCTGTACAGATAAAGGTGCTGCCGGTCATACGGCGTGTGTCGCATGATGTTGTACGTCGTGCCGCCGATCTCCCAATTCTGATGCCAGTTGATGGTCCGTTCCTTCATCAGGCGGGATATATCGTTGATACGGCCATAGGCGTATTTTGCGAATCCAGGGAAATTCGCTTCCTTGTACACGTCCTGCACCGTCAGTTGGGTGCCCTGCTGGGCGTTGTACTCATCGAGCAGATACACAACGCTGTGGGGGCTGGTCACAGTCATGCCGGTCAGATGGTTGGCCATCAGGTTGTTGGCGAGGTTGCGTCGGTCAGCCTCGATCTGGTTAGAAAGGTGCAGCACGAAAGACGACCAGAACTGTGCCAGTTCCTCGGGCCCCTTGAATGCTGCCTCCATCTGGGTGTCAGCCTGCGTGTACACGCGGCTGTAATTGGTCTGGCCGTAGTAGTTTGTCTGTAGGACTTTAGGCTTGTGGACTTCGTACATGTCCACGCTCTTGCCGTCCTCCAGCGCCCACGCCTTATCGGTGACGGGGTCGCTGTCGCAAAAATTGATCTTCCGAACATGGTTCGACCAGTCGTCGCCCGTCACCTGCAAGCGCTTGAGCGGTGCGTCGTAGGGGCGCACAGCAAAAATGGTACGGCCCAACACCTGACTAATAGCTTTGGTGTAGTTGTCGGTACCGGTCAGCAACGTGGCCTGTGCTACCGACACAAAGCTAGATGTGTCCACAATGGACGTTGTCGACTCCTGGCCGGTGGCCATTTTGTTGATCTCGGTCAGAATTGCGGCAATGTCCTTAAAATCCATGCCAAGGGGCATATTACTTCACTTCCTTTCCATAGGTCGGGTCGATAATACGGGCCGTCACTGTATCGGCGTTGGCCGTAGGCTGCTGCTGGATGCCCAGGCCCAGCGCGTTGGCCTGCAGTGTCTGTGTCATAGCCTGCATGGCCTGGGCGCTGGTCTGCTGGCCCTGCAAAATCTGCTGCAACAGGGTCTCGAGGCCGTCATACTGCGGCGCGGGCTGCGGTGCGGGCTGCGGCACGGGCTGCGGAGCGGGCTGCGGCGTGGGCTGCGGAGCGGGCTGCGGAGCGGGCTGCGGAGCGGGCTGCGGAGCGGGCTGCGGCGTGGGCCTCTCCATCGCTTCAATTTCTGCTTTGGTGTATCCGGCCATTGCGAGGGCCGCCTTTTCACTGATTTTCAACTTTAGTTGCCTCCATTACAACGTACGTGTCATGTGCCAAACACTCAACGATCTTGTCTTTGTCTCCTTTGGAAAGTGGCCCCACCGCGCAGCACTGCCGCGTATGGGTGGCGTTTGCCCAGTCGCTATAATAGGTAACATTTAAACGAGTGCACCGGTCAGCCAGCAGAAACGCACGCTCGTTTGTGATCGACTGGGCAAAAATGATATAACAACCCATGGTTAACTCTCCTTCTTGATGTCGTCCAGAGCAAGTCGCATCTCGGTAATAGCCGCCGTGTTCTCCTTAACGACGGTGTTGCACTGATACCACATCAGCAGAAACGCTGCAATCGGAAATCCCACGTTAGAAATAGTCTGAATCACAGTATTAGCGTCCATTTTGTGCACCTCCTTACAAATACAAGTAAATCCCCGGTTCTTGCGCTGGCTGACGCATGCCCACCCCTTCTGGGGGCTGCCTAGGGCGCCGGGGATTATTTTTAGTATATACTACTCTTTAAAAAAAGTCAAGTACCGCAATACTCACGAAAGAAAATTTCATCCGAGTAACGCTCAAATTCAAGTTGCCGCTGCAAGTAAGCGGGCCAGATGTACCCATATGCGGCCCTGAATCGCTTTCGCTCATATTCGCCGGTGCCGTACATGGGCATATCACCCGACCGGTGCCGACACACATAGTACAGTGGTTTGCTTTTGTGCTCATAGATGCAACAGCGCCCAATCTGAACAAGCGGATAATATTCACGGAGCGGCCGAGACACCACTAGACTTTTCTCTTCGGCGCTGTATTGGTTTTCAATAGCAGACCTGTAAAAGTCGGTGCCGCTCATAGACCTATAGAGAGCTGTATCTGCTTTCTCTTTGGCTATGGGGCTGTCAACTAAATCGATCAATAGAACACCTTTATCTGCCAACAGCTTGACGCGCTCTTTCTTGCCTATCATCTTCTCTACAATATCTGTAATCTCCCATTGCATATAATAGGGGTTGGCCATGCCGACGGCATTGGACATACATAACAACGTCAAGGGCTTTTTCCCTTGCAACTCGCGGTTACGGTTGACCGTTTCATAGATATTAGCAAGGCCCACGCCCTCCCCGCGCCGATAATAGTCCGACTCTTCTTTTTGGTACTCGTCCAAAATGATGATGTTAGTGTGGGGACTTGAAAAACCACGGGTTCGGGCCAGGGTGACGACGCTCCCCACAACTCCGGCCATCTGCGCAGGCTTAATGGGTGCCCCTGTATCAGTGTAGGCCCCTGCGTTGCCCACTTCATAGAGACCCGCAATTTTAGGCAATTTAAAAGGGGCGTAATGGGTTTGCAAATCATCATTCAACGGAGACCACGGCCACATACTGGGTGACGCGCAGATAAGTTCCGCTTGCTGCGGCGTGCGGCGCAGATACAAAAATTCGTCCCCGGTCTGGTGGACGTGCTTTAGCGCTCCATAGGTCTTTCCGGTACCACGTCCGCCCCATATAAAAATGATCGGGGCCCCGGTTGACAAGATGCCATCCTTTTCGGAGAAATTAGGCCATCCATCATCTGTGTATAGTTTAATCATACAAACACCCCCACTGTTCGGCCATAGCTGCGGCAATACCTGAAAACGTTTTGCTTCTTATTTTTGGGTCTCTTTCTTTTCTGCCTTGAAATTTTCTGTATTTTCCGTGCGCATCTTTGCAACCGCCATTTACATATGGTTCGTGCTTTTTAATAATTGCTGTTGGTTTAAGGGGACTAATGCCTTTCAACCACAAACAAGTTCGCTTACTGAATGGATGCCCGAATTGGTAAGGCTGTATTGCTTGTGTATATTCTGGCAATCCAATAATTTTCATTGGCGTCGGATTTTCAATAGCAATTCTACTACATTTTGCGTTATAAAATCGCATAAAAAACGCTTTAGCCTCCAGGGCTTTATTGTACCGCTCTTGCACTATCTGGCCCTTAACCCTCATCCGTACAGCACCGGCATTTGTCATGTACGTGCAGGGAGGAAACGCAATAATCATATCCCATTCGCCAATTATTATATGTAACATGCCATCAATTGTAGTAAACGTACAATTTCCGTTAATCAGAGGCAAAACGTCCCCCAATATATGCCATTCAGGACGCCCCCCGGATGGCTCTTTAATATCTGCACTATATGCTTCATGCCCACGTTCCCGGAACGCTTTACACACAGTCTGTGATTCTTCGCAAGCTACTAAAACTTTCATATCATAATACCTCCATAATCTTGTACCCGAGTATCTTTGCGTATTCGTCGGTTATTCCCAACGTGTAGGTATTATCACAAATACACAGGTTTCTTGTTATATGAACCGTATGCCCGTCAACCACAAAATCCGGCACACGGGGCCTGTCATTATAAATAACCTGGTTTCCTGCGGCAAGACAAAACGTAAAGCCGGGCTTGAATGCTTCAAAACCACCCCAGAGGGCCAGCTCCAAACCTCCCTTCCGCTTGCTAACTCCTGCTATAGTGGTAGTGATCGGCCCGCCTTTTTTATAGGTAGTTGCGTATTTTTTAGCGCCCCAAGTCATAAACTCCGCGTAGCAGCGCTCCTGCTCGTACACGCCCATGTAATGGGTATTGCCTTTTGGGTCTGCAGCGCAAGCACCGGTATCTTTTGCAAGCTGCTTTACGGCTTTGTTAAAGTCCGACAAATCAATATTGCCCATGTACTTAACAGAATCAGTATCGCAATACACGCCATTTCTGCCCGCGGCCCATTGCGCTATTTTTAGGCGCTTGCGAGTGTGAGCCGTTGTCCATACGCCCCATTGGTACGGCAGGAACAAATGCGGGCGGTGGTCGTTATAACTGCCCTCCGGGTCGTCGGTGCATTCGCTCCAGAGATTGTCGAGGTCGTCCTCATCAAAAAGTGTGTCCAGCTGCAAGGGGTCCTGTGCTGTCATACCGTAGTAGCTGTTAAGGTCGCCCTTAGCTTTGACATAATACAAATCTTGACCGGCTACACCTTTAAGGGATGTCTTGCCGGTGTAGCTCTCTTTGACGCAATCCGTCAGGGGCTTTGGCAGTTTGCCATAATCGGACGTATACAGGTCCAGAACGTTAAGGGCATCCCAGTCATACTCTTTTGCAATGATTCTAAAATCTATATCTGTTATGGTGATCTCGAAATGTTCAGCAGACAGCAAACGGCCATTGTCGTTTATGTATCCTTCACAATGCCGAACTTTTGCAAGCGGGATATAGGGGAATCCCCACCACTTAAAACGCTGGCGCAAACCTTTTACTTGCAAGCGCATCAAACACGCCTTGCCGTGTTTCATACATTGCATCAGCCGCTCGACGGTGGCCGGTTCCTGCCTAAATGGAGTCATCGGAAAGTAACATTCACATTGCACGGCGGGGTACGCGCTCGACATATCCACGGAACCGACGTCTTCCAGATGGAGCCCCACATAATACCGATTGGCGTGGGTGTCACCGCCTCGGAATGCCTCGCGCAGCATTTGATACAATTCCCACGACGGCAAAAGGCGCTTGACCCGTTTAATGCCCCATTTATACATAGCTTCACGGGCCATCCGTCTGACATAGCCGGTGCGCGTCAGGGGTAATGTATACAGGTCGTCCCCGTCTCGCTTCATCTCGATTAACAGGCACTCCACAATGCACCGAACATCGTTGATGCAATACGCTAATTCTGTAGACGTTAAGGGCGTCCAGGGATACCGGACCTTTGAGTAATCGAGTGTGCCGGTTAATTTGGCATGAGGGGCCCCCAGCTGCTTGCCCCAAGCATCAAGGGACATGTTGCTGTGTCTCATACTGCACCGGTATTCAATAGCTCGGTTGTCACATTTTAAAACCCTGCGGGGCTTGCTGGCGAACACATCGCCCGGGCCGAAATCCAAAACGCCCGACAGATATTGGAATTCATGGGCAAGATTATGGACGTACATACACAGATACCAGTCACCCGATGGCCCGCTGATGGCTTGCAAGTAGTCGCTGATCGCACCTGTAAAATTCAACCACTCATCCCACGTCCTGCCGATAATGGTAATATCTAAACCCAGCTGACATTGCCAGATATACATAATGGTGTGGGGGTTGTCGTCGGCGTCAATACATACTCGGCTCGTCTCAATATCAAACGCGCAAGGCATATCCACATACAATCGTTTTTTGTTTGTTTTGCGCTTCTTGCCTTTTGTGTGCTTGCGGTCCAGGTGCTCCATAAGCCAGGGGACAGGATTGTAATTACAAGCCTCCTCCAAAACCTCCGCGCAGGTCGGCAGAGCTGCTCCCCTCGCTGTAGTCCCATTCTGTGCCATAGTTGACCTCACCTTGCTGCCACTTTACAAAATCGTCGATACTGACGTTATAGCCGCCTTTCTCGCGCCAATACATGACCGGTTGGTCAGACGGATAGTAATACACGCCCGACGCCTTCACGATCTCCCACCATTCAGACAGGGCCGTGTATTGTTCCTCGGGCACGTCGGCAATGTCAATACCACCGACTTTCATTTTTCGCTCAAATTCTGCACGCGCCCCTCCAACGGTGGAACCCTTTGAACGAACAAACCGCGCAACATCCGCAAGGGCCTGTTCCAATGCTTTTCGGTCTCCTCGCATTGCTTTTAATGTCGGGAATCCCCCGGCAAACTCTTTATAAACGTCGCTTGTGCCGCTGATGGGGTCTTTTGATAGGCGCTTAATACGTTTCTGCGCAATGTCGCGCAGTCGAGTGTATTCTTTTCGCATCTGATTATCAGGCCAAGACTCCAAAGCGTAGGGGGTGTACAGCTCTGGACTGTATTTGAGGGTTGCGCTTGCTTTAGCTGCGCCTACTGCCATGCTTCTTCCGCTCCTTTCTATTCATAATCATATAATACCAGTTGAGGGGGTCTGCTTCAATGCCTAGGACGTTAAAAATGATTTTAGCCCATTCAGATCGGAAAAATTCAACATCTTTGTTTGTGACTCCACTGTATACAATAGCAGAGGCAAGATATACCATGGAGTCATCGCAGTTCAGCAAGGTTAGTCGGTTATCTGTAATTTTCATGGGGCCTCCTATAATAAATAAGGCCGCCGCATTGCGGCGGCCTTTGGTTAGATTAAACCAGATTCAAAGACAAAACCTGCCCTTTTTTGGTGCTGATAAGAACAGGTTTGATTTTCACCGGCTCCGTCCACGTGTCAGGGGTCCCTAGCAGCGTAAACATACGCTTCAAAGACTGATACACGCCGACGGAGACGCAGGCGTACGACTGCCCGTCATCGGTAATGAGGACGACACGCGGGGCAATCGTTTTGCCCTCGGGAACGTCGTCCTTGCTGACCTCCACACACTCCACGGAGACATGAACCAGCGACAGAACCTCGTTGACGTGCTCCTTAAGCTTGTTGGCGGGGTTGCTGGTCGCGTTGTAGAAGGCAACCGCGACAGCACGGTCAGAAAGATTCATGTCGGTGTACCCGACCCCGGTGTTCATCACGTCGGACACCATCATAGCACCAGTGTTTTCGGACTTCATCATTGCTTCGGACATAATACAAAACTCCTTTCAATATGTGCCCTGTCTCATCAGTACCGGGCGGGCAGTCCCGGTAGACGGCCCGGAGGCCGTTTCGACTTTTATTTTTGGAGATACTCACGGTAGCAGGATTCAACCGCATCGCGGACCTTGGCAGCACTCTGGTACATGAGCTGGGACGACAGGCAGGTGTTCTTGTTTGCCTCCAGGGTTCTCACTTGCTCATTGCAATGTATGAGAGCTTGCTTGAATCCGGCCAACCATGCACGATCATTGGAGGTCCTGTATCTGTCGTCGGGCTCCTCATATTCGCAACAAATCAGCGTGCCATCGGGGCGTACCTCGATGATGAATTTACGCATCTCCATCTTCCTGGGCTCCTTTCTGCCAACCAAACATGACCTTCGCAAGACTGACAATGACCTTGATACTGTCGATAATATCATTCTCGGTCAGTTCTTGCAGGTTCTTACCATCAAAAGTAATGTTATCATCGGTTATAGTGATTATAATCTTAATTTCGTTACTTGTCATAGGCTGCCTCCGTATGATACTTATTGTATTTTTTATTTACTTCAACAAGAAGCTTCTCCACTGGGATATTTGCACAAATTATAAATGCGAAACAGGATATAAGAACATGAGCTAATTCCTCTAATATCTCATTAAAAGACCCCTTTCTATTTCTTTCAAAATGCGACAAAGCTACAATGAGTTCTGCGCATTCCTCTCTTAATATTACACTTTGCAAATATCCATCACTGTTTCTAAACAATGTAGCAGTTTCTAATACAGAATTTAATAAACTTTTCATTTCGTCAACCAACCTTTCTGTTTCGTTGTCTATATTATATCACACATCATATTGTATATGTTGCTGTGTACATTGTAAAAATTGCGATACTCCCCTGCCCAGGTGATGCGGTACAACATATTTTGTGTCTATTGACATTTTGCACAAAGATTGGTGCGTTGGGGAAGAAAATTTTGTGCAATCTGCTATTACGTG